TACGGGTGTAGTGTCTACAGGTGGCACGACTACGGGTGTAGTGTCTACAGGTGGCACGACTACGGGTGGTTCAACTGGTGTAGGTGGAGCAGGAGCTGGTGCAGGAACTGCATTAATTACTGCTTGTGCGGTAGCAACAACCGTTGGTGCTGCCAATACTGTTTCTACTGCTGTTGAAACAACTGAAATATCTGCTACTTTTGTAGTTAATGTTGTAGTTGCTGTTGTTAATGCAGTCACAGTGTTTGCAGAAACAGTAGCGATTACAGGAATTGCTACTGCGGCCGTTGTATTTGCTGTATTTGTTGCAACAATCGCCGTAACTGCTGAGTTTAATGTAGCAATTTGTGCATTTGCTGTATCAATTGCCGCTAGTACTGTTGCATTGTCTGGATCAGGAGTAGGTGTAAATGCAGCACCTTGATTAATTGTTCCAGTAAACCCTGTAGTAGTGCTTGTATTAGCAATAGCTGTTACGGCACCCCCAGTTGTCTCTCTTACATTAAACCTAGCGCCATTTGGTATTGGTCCAGTCACGCTTACATCTGCTTGCCATGCGCCATCTGCTGGGTTAACATCGGCATTAAATCGAACTTGAGTCATCTGTGTCTCGGCAGTAGTAAGAGGATATACTCTAAGGTCCCACGCAATAGATAGAGTATTGGTTGTTGTTGAATAAGTAATACCAGATCCATTACTCCATGTAGTCCAGTCATACCCCGCTACAGAAATTGAAGGGGCATTAGGCGTTGTATGATATGTACTACCTTCATTTACTCCAAAGGTAATAGTTGCATTAGATCCTACGTAAACATTATTATATGTGACTCCACCCATTTGTAAATTAAATGGAAGGTTCATGCGGATACCCGCATCATCTGTATTTGCTAAAACATTTGATGTTGTTCCAACTGTGGCTACCAAAGCATTGACTGCATCTTGAGCATTATTAATAGCAACATTTGCCTGAGTTAATTGTGTCTGTGCCTCTGTAGTTGCAGTAGTTACTGCTGCTACCGCCGTGGTTGCCGTTGCTACTGTGGCAGTTGCGGTATCTACTGTTGCCTGAGCTACCTGTATTGCAGTAGAGGCTGTTGCGGCCTGTGCTACTTCTGTTGTAATTGCGGTGGCCACTTGAGTAACGGTGGTTGGCGTTTCCGTCATTAAAGGGGTTGCTGTTGCTATAACTGTTGCGGTTGCAGATTCAACTACTGGGATTGCTGCCGTTACGGCAGTTTGGGCTACAACAACTTCTGGGGTTTGAGTTGTAGCACTTACTGGGATCGCTGCTACTGCTTGGGTAACGGCTGTTACAGCTGATGTAACTCCCTGTGTAACCGCAGTTGCTGTTTCTACCGCCGTAGACACATTTGATACTTCTGATACCGCAGTAGTTGCTGCAGTGACCGCAGTATTTGCTTCAGCTACGGCTGCATTAGATACTGTTACTGCTTGGACAGCTGTTGCTATTGTTACTGTTGCCGTGTCTGAGGCCTGTGCTGCTTGTGCTACTTCTGTTGTTGCTGTTGCAAGCGCTGTATTAACTGCTGACTGTGCGGGACTTACTACAACTTGTTCGGATGGTTGTGGCACATCCTCAGCATAAGCAAGGCTTGGACCGAAAAGAAAAAGCCAGCCCACAATAAAAAGGCTGGTTAAAAAGTACTTAATCCTTTTGGTCAATTAGGATCTCCTAAGTAAAACAATATTTTTGTTTACTTAGTAATTATAGCAGAATGTTAGTTTAAACTACTTAGGATTATCTGTTTTATAAAATCCATTGCCCTTAAACTGTATGCCAAAAGGAGTAAAGTGTCTAGTCATTTCTGAGTCACACTCTACACACGTGTAGCCTGGATCTTCATCTTTAATTGATCTATGAGTTGACATTGTTGGGTGTGCATCATCATATGAACACTTGTATTCGTATACTGGCATTACTTACCGCTCTTTTTCCTCGCTTTAGCTAAAGCATCAAAATCTTTTACTTTAGTATCTCCTAGGTATCCCCAAGCATGCCCGTCCGTAATCATCTGCTCATTTATAGATATGGTTTGATCGTCAATAAATAGCCATCCAAGTATTCTTCCATACTTTTCTGAGGAGTCCATCTTTTCAGTTTTTATCTTTACATTTTTTGCATCTTTTAATTTAGACTTAAGGTATTCTTTTGCCTCAAGACCTAACTTTTTTTCCGCAAGATCTTTTGTTCTTGATTCTGGAGTGTCTATTCCAGCTAGTCTTACCCTAGAAGCGAACAGGATATCAAAACCAAGGTCGATGAGGACGTCAATTGTATCCCCATCGACTACACCCTCTACTTTTCTAACATAGTATTCGTACATTACTTAATCTTCTTTGGTGCTACTTTTTTTGCAGCTGGCTTATCTGGTGCTGCTTTCTTTGCTGGTGCGGGTGCCAACTTATTTAAAAGAGGTGCATTTTCTTCTCCAGCATATACTGGTCTGCCCCAACCAACAACTGCATTAAGTAGCTTTTTTTTGTTATCCTTTACATAGGCACGAGTTTTTTCAACACACATTCCACCATTGCGCTGATCTCCTTTTGCTGTTCCAGAAGTATTTCCCTCAATAACCTGAATTGTTCCGTCTCCATTATTTTTAATGCATAGGCCAACATGTGAAATGCGATTTACGCCATCATCTGGAAAATCAAAATAGATCCAGTCGCCAGCCTGTGGGTCGTCATTACGTGCATCTGACCAACGTCCTTCTTTCTTAAACTGATCGGAGGCTGCTACTGTTGATGCCGACTTTGGAAACTTTGCTACACCAGCTGTGAAAGCACACCAAGAAACAAACGATTGACACCATGGCTGGAAGTTAACCTTCATCCATGCACCATACTTTGTTTCATTATCTTTTGGACCCTCAATAGTTCCAACTTCTTTTTTTGCAACTTCAATAATTGCTTCTAAACTTCCTTTTGCTGCCATTTTATTTCTCCTATTATCTACTTAGATTATTTATATGTAATATAGAGAGCGTTTCTATATTTACATGTTCTGGTACCATGAGCGCCCATCTGATTGCATCCGCAACATCTTCTGGGTTTAAACAATTGTGCCTGTCACGATCACCACGACTATTTACATTGCCTGGCGCTATCTCTGTGACTCTAATATTTTTATCCAATAATTCAAATCTTAATATTTCTGCAAGTGCTACTTCTGCATGCTTTGCAACCGTATAGCTACTTCCTCCACGATAAACAAAGTGGCCAGCCATTGATGTAATTAGTACAACGTTTCCTCCACCATTTTTTATCATTGATGGTGCTACAGTTTTTGTCATATCCATTGCACCAATAACATTTAGATCATAAGCTTTTTTCCAGTTATCAACATCATCATTTAATATGTTATTTGGCAAATTAAATCCACCACCTGCATTATTAACTAACGCATCTATTTTTCTATCATAGATATACTTGCCAAAATTTTCTACTTCTGATCTATTTGTTATATCCATTTGGTAGACCTCTATATTGTCTGATTCTATGGACTTAAGCTCATCTATACTTCTTGCAATTGCTATAACATGAAAATTATTTTCTGCAAGCAGCTTTGCTGTTGCCTTGCCTATGCCAAATGAGGCTCCAGTCACTACTACGGTTTTCTTTAAATTTTCCATAAATCCCAGTATACCATTTCTATCAATTATTATATAGTCTTTGCTATATGCCTGACTATCTTTTCATAGTACTTTTGAGTCATATGGTCATTTAATAAAATCTTTAAAGGTTTTTTAGGCTGCATGTATGGCTCAATCATGTCTGTACCTAGTATCTCATCCACCCTTATCGGGGCCTCCAGCCCTCTTTCTAGGCATTGTTTTCTAAGCTCCTCTACAAACACTAGGTGCTGCTCATATCTCCGCTCAAATTCAATGTCTGGGTCGCTTGAATTAATTCTCCACCCATTGGTTATAATGCATATAAATTGTGGAAGAGGTTCCATAAATACAATACGACATTTGTCAAACTTATTTAAAACATTATCAATGTATCTAGATACAACATCTTCTGCTGACTTGTAATTGTTTAAATGGGTCTGAGGTAGCCAGTTCCTAATATCAATGTATCCTAGCCAAGGCACAACTATATTGCCTTCTACATTCCAATTATCAAGAATATATTTCTGTGTCCCGCTTGCAAAGTTATTAAAATCATAGTTTAGAGCAGATCTTCCAGGGTGAGAAGACATCCATATTTTAAGCTTAGAGTCTTCGTACATTCTCAAGGAGTCTCTGAGCCATACTTCGTTGCCATCCAATATATATCTGGTTACATAATTCTGCTCTGAGTCTTTAAATTCCAACCCAACATTTTCTCTTAAGAATACGTCTGGCACACAGTTGCCAAGCTTTGCTGTGTGTGAATCTCCCACTATTAATATATTTGTCATTATATCTCCATTATACTATTTTGTGTCCCCAGATGGTATCGAACCATCGACCCGCAGATTAAAAGTCTGCTGCTCTACCAGCTGAGCTATAGGAACGTACCCCTGGCTGGGATCGAACCAGCGACCTACAGATTAGAAGTCTGTTGCTCTTCCGCTGAGCTACAAAGGTGTGCGGCAGGTAGGACTCGAACCTACGATTACCGAATTATGAGTTCGGGGCTTTAACCAACTAAGCTACTGGCGCCAGTTAGTATATTATATCCATAATGAGTCTGCCAGTCAATAGCATCTTTATCATTATTTAACAATGGTTGTCCTTTTATGTTTAAGCTTGTATTTAATAAAACTGGCACTCCTGTTTTTAAATAAAATTTATTTATTGCTCTATAAAGACCAGGATGCTGCTCTCTTGTAACAGTTTGTACTCTTGATGTGCCATCCGCATGCACAACCGAAGGTATCTTTTCTGGCTGTAAGCACTTGACAGTGTACTGCATATATGGGCTTTCAAAATCCATATCAAACCATTTGTGTGCGTGATCCGCAAGAACAACTGGTGCGAATGGCCTAAACAATTCTCTTTGTTTAATTAAATTCACTTTATCTTTAATGTTTGGATCCCTTGGATCAGCAAGTATACTCCTATTGCCAAGTGCTCTGGGTCCGTATTCAGCTCTTCCTGTTGCTACGGCTACGATTCCGTCTTTCAATATGCCGTCCAAAATTTTCTGAACAGGGTACTCTCCACCAAGGTCATAGCCAAGATAAGGAGTCTTCCAGTCAAGATGCTTTCCATATAGGGCTGCTGCTGCGCCTAAAGAACTACCAGCATCACCAGGGTTGGGCATTATCCAAATCATATCAAATATTTTCCACAGCAGTGTATTTGCGGATGAGTTTAGTGCACATCCACCCATGAATACTAAATTATTTTTGCCAGTTAAACTTTTTGCCATACGCATAAATTGATTTAGCCTTTGCTCGTATACCATTTGTACTGCTGCTGCTATATCAAATTTATCTTGTTCTGAAATCCAACCCCAGTCAGTTATTCCTTTATGAAAATTATATTTTTGTTTATCATAACTTGGGAAATATTCGTCTACTTTTTTATAATACTTTTGCCAGTCTCCATAGGCAGCCATCCCCATCATAATATATTCTTCTTGGTTTGGCATAAGTCCAATCAACTGAGTAAAGGCTGAATAGAATAATCCAAAACTAACTGGATAGTTCTGCTTATACTTAAGTTTAATCTTGTCGCCCTCACCAACCCATATTGTTGAGGTATTAAACTCACCAATTGCATCTAAGACTACAATACATGCATCATTGAATGCGCTTGTATAGTACCCTGCTGCTGCGTGAGAGTAATGATGTTTGAAGTAGTGTACTGGAACATCTAAAGGAATGTTTGGCTTCCAGTCTGCTGCTCCCCCTCTTAGCATTATTCTGGATTTTTTAAGCCAAGGCTTTTCATAATAGGCTATAGCATCTGGTGTTCCATAGTTTAATGCATCTAAGATAATTTCTTTGTTGTTATACCAATCATTTTTTTGTTTACTATATCTTTCTGCATGCCCCGCAAAAAGTATCTCGCCATCTTTAATTAAAGAGACGGATGCATCGTGAGAAGTTTCATTAATTCCTAATATTATAGTCATTAGTAAATAAACCTAGGCTTATCTTTATTTTTTTTTCTAGTAATTTTTCTTATTATTGTATAAATAAAATATTTAATTTTTATCATGCAGGGACCTTTCAAAAGCTTCTGCGATATGTATATGTTTGTGGACTGGGAAGTGCCCCCTTTGACCGATTTTAAACTCATCGTCCATTGCTATATTAAAATTTTTTTTATACTGGTTTTTAAAATCTTCATGGCAGTTAATCAAAAGATTATCTTTGTCTTTGCCTTTAACAGATAGGTCGTATTTATAAAAAGAATTGGAATCTATTTCTATTGGGTCGTATTTATAAAAAGAATTGGAATCTATTTCTACACCATCATACCAATTTTTTTGTTCTAAATATACGTAGTCTTTAAAATCCATTTTACTAATATTATCATTTAAATAAGAGTCTTGATCGCCATCCCAAGTGCCCCAACGAAAATTGATTTTATTTAATTTGCAATAAATCTCTAGCATTCTTATATAATCAAGATTTATTGAAAATAATAATTCAGACGGAATAATGTCTTCAGCAATATGAGGGGCTTTAGAATACTTTACATCTTTTTCTGGATTGAAGTGGTTTGGGACCAGAGAATACTCTCTTCTGCCATACTTATCCTTTTCGTATCTACTTTTCATAAATTCTATTCTAGACTTCATTTGAATTCTTGTAAACTCTGGAAACAAACAAAATAAAAATTCTGGGTTTCCGTAAGTTTTAAAAAATCCTATCAGATTTTGAACAATAATCTGGGTGCTAGCTCCGCTAATACTTAAGTTATAGGAGTCTAGTCCTAGGGTTTTTGATAAAATATTCCCCCACACTCCATCATTTACCACACCCTCGCCAACTGACTGTGAGCATCCCGCAAAAACCATCCTTCTATTTTCTGCAAATTCTTCTGTTCTGTAACCCATAGAATTTAATGAATATACTTCCTTATTATCTTCTGGTGTCCAGGAAAGCTTAGAGTTAATGTTATATAAATAATAGCCTTTTGGCACTTTCATTATTTCATAGCTGGAATTCTTCCAATTAAATTTATCATTAACAAAATCAGAAAATTCTTTTCCTATAGCACTATCAGATTGTTTTTCCATTAAAAGTCTTTTTCTACTATGCTTTGTACGTACTCAGAAAAATGTTTTCTAATTGATCCCATTGGCCTTGAACCAAAAGACTCCCAAATTCTTTTATACTCAACAATATTTGAAAACGTTGTTGGGCACACTACATTTCCATTATACTCCTTAAGTACGGTTGGTAGAGGAACATGCTTAGTGCAGCACTTACATTCTTTTGCTTTTTCTTGGTATTCGCTCATATTATTTGCATCCTGTCCATTGCTTCTTTTAAGTCTTCAGGCATTCTTGGTGCTCTGATCATATTGTAAGATGTTATATCAGGGTCATCTTTTGCCCCAAAATCATTGTCGTAGTTCATCGACTCATATGTATGTATATTTATTTCTTGATTATTATCAAATCTAGTTCTGCTAATTGAATTAAATATTGCACCACAAGTAGCATCGGCTAAGTCTTTGGAACCTTTTCTTGGGTGATCCACTTTGTCTCTCATTATTCTAAGCTGGCAAAGCTCATCTATAAGCAGAGGTATGTGTGGGCCAATAAGTCTTTCTTCCGCAACGATCATAGCCATATCATCATAATGTTTTTTAGCGACAGACAGAATCTCTGTATTGATGCCATATTGTTTTAGTTGTTGCATCATATCATGAGAGTTCCATCTGTCAAAGGTACATGCTGCTATATTGAATCCCCTTGTTTTAAGAGACAGAATATAGTCTTTTACTTCAGTAAAATCTACAGATTTATCTGGGGTCGGGGTCCAGTATCTAACAGCGTCAATCTCCACAATTGGAGCGGGCTGTGAATAGGTGTCTGTTACTTTAACATTGACCCACCTATTAACGTGTGCCATAGTAACGGCACAATGGTCATGCTTCTGCGCTAAGTCTACGTGGATATAATATTTTTTATCTGGGTCTGGGAGAAACCACTCCTCCAGTCTTCCAAATGTATCTACTGCTATTTGTCCTACGCTAAAAGCTTTTTCTACTTTTTCTCTTGATTTAAAAAATGCATCAACTGCGTCAGGTGGCATGCAAGCAAATCTTGATAAAGCGTCTGTTGGGTTTGTATAGAAGGCTGTCTTAAAGTCATCAATTTTTCTAACTGGGTTGATCTCCCAAGTCGGGCGCTTAATAGCATATACTTTAGGTATCTTGTAAGATATGATATGGTCTTCTTCCCACTGTATTTCAAATTCATTTCCTGCTGTTCCGTCTGGAAGCTCTTCGTACATCTTAAATTTATGATCCCTGATTACAGTTTCTTTTTCTCCTACAACTGCATCATATCTTTGCTGTATATAATCGTTCTTAAATCTAGGGAATGAAAGAAGAATGACTTTGCCAAAATCTGGGAAACGGGAGTCTACCGATGCCCTATACATATCGTATACAGCGCTACCTGTTTTTGCTTGATCGTGACCAGTTGTATTGTCTATAGCAAAACCAGAAATCTCATCTAGGATAACAACTATAACATTGTATCCTTCCCACGCCTCTCTTTCCGAGTGCCCAGAATGAACTGTGATTGCCTTGTCAAACTGGATTTCAGATGCCTTTGCATAGTATTTACCAACAAACCATGGAGACTTGTCTATGCGGCTTCTAAAGCCTTTAAAAAACACATTGCTTGCTTGCTGCGAGTTTATAGCAATATTAATAATATCAATCGAGTCACCAGGAGGCTTGCCATAATATGTTGCTGGGTCTTTTAAACATAGTAGTAAATAAACTATGTAAGCTACAGCAATTGTTGAGCAATAATCTTTTCCAGAGCCTTTGCCTAGCTGTGCTACAACTTCATTAGCAGTTTGTTTAAATCTAGTGGCACCTTCTTCTTCGCCAAATAATTTTTTTAGCGTGGACTCTTTATAAATCTGAGAGCTTTTTTCAATTAAAGTGTATTGATACTCTGATAGAGGCGGCAACCCCAAGTAGTTTGGATCATTTACAAATGTCCTTAAATCTACTGGCTTTTCTTCAAACTCTTCGCCGTCCAGAATATCTATTAGGTCAGAAAAATCAAAGCTCATTTTACACCCAATGGGACATCAATATATACAAAAATTTTATTAGAGTGTGTATATCTTATATCGCTTTCTAAGGCCAGCACCTCATGAGATATGTCTGATCTATGAATTAGCATATCACCCTTTTCTGGCTTGTATTGCATTCCAATCTCTGGGTATGATATCTCTGCGCCATCATAATCATTAAAATAAAATATAACGCCATGGGTAGTATATTCAGCTGGGTATACGGTATCGCCCTCTTTTACACTTAAGTTAGCTTCAAACAAATGAATTGAGTCGTGGTTATCTTTATGAAGATTCCATGTCTGACCTTTTATAAATTTTACAAGGCTAAGATTTTCTCCAAGATAAAAATCTTTTTTTAAAATAGATTTTAAATGGTTGTGTACTGGAAGTAGGTGGCTTATTTGTTTCTTAGTAGATTTATACCAATCTCTTTCAAACCACATGTTGTCTGGGATGCTACTTGCAACACCAGTAATAGAATCACAATCCTGATCAGAAATAAATTTTTTATATACCCATATGCCATCACTTAATTTTTTAAAATTGTCTACGCTTGCAGAAAATGGAAATGTATTAGACAACATCTGACTCGTGAATCAGAACACTCTCAACAATACCTGTTATCTGAGATAATCTTTTTGCAACATCTAGCTTGCATTTAGGGCACCCAGCAGTCACTTCTTTTAGGATTCCAACAAGGATGTCTTGCTTTCTTTCAGTTTCGGCAATTTGAGATGCAATTTGAGTATTCTCTAATACACCTACAGATTGAAGCATAGCTATTCTTTTTGTTTCAATGTCTGCAATTAGCTTTAGGGCCCCTGCTTTTACGCTGAGCTGTCCTTGGGTATCTGCATCCTCTACGGTCTTCCAGGCTTCTTTGATTAGCATTGCATAATGTTCGTCTGCTCCAGAGATTGCCTCTCTTGCACGATCTCTTAAATTGGTATCGTTATGGACTACAGACTTCCACTCATCAACATATTCAAGAACCTCTTTTCTAGAGAATCCTGTATTGGTGGCTATTTGTGTTGCGGAGTTGCCCTTTAGCAGTTCTTGAACAACCCTGTTCATTCTGTCAAAGTGTACCGCTGGCTCTAATTCGCTCATATATAAATTATACCATGTTTTAGTTGACTAAGACTTGTTAGCAATTTTAAGAAGAATTAGATAGCCAATTAGATCATCAATATCATTATCGCCAGGAAATGCTTTATCGTTTTGAATTCTATTTAATTTATCATCAATGCGGACACGAATCTGTTCTGTTGAATCCGCCTTGGAAAATATGCGAATTGGATCTAGTGCTGAGTTTCCGTATGAGATATTTTTCTTTATAAGCATCTCTGAAATCTCTAAACACTCTCTAATGATCTTGTGGCCAGAAGGAGCATCTGTTGCAATTAACTGAAGGTCTGTTATCCAAGCCTGATATCCGCCATCTTTATTTGGGTACTCGCTCATTTTTTTCTCAACAATCCAAACTCTTGTAAATATCTCTGTATGGTCATAGCAGAGACCCCGCACTCTTTACCTATTTCTGTAACTGTTTTCTTTTGAACTATGTATCTTCTATATAGCCAATCTTTACTTTGATAAAGCTTCATCGCTTAGTAAGCACCTGGTTGCTGTAGTGTGCAATACCAAAGCTATCCGCAACATCAAAATCTATAATTTCTAAACCATATTTTTTATTAAAGTAATCAGCAGTTCTTTGCTTTCTCATATTTCTTAACTGATTTTTATACCAAGATTCCGCATACCCTGGATTAGCTAGTCTTATTGCAGACTTCTCATCTTTCGTAGGATTTTTGTTGCCAATGTACGCCTGCCACGAGGATGGACTAATAGTAATAACCTTAGCACCAGTAGACATAAGCTCAGCAATAACAACTCCATAGACATAGGACAATTTTATCACAGCATCAGGTGATCTGACAAGTATGGCACCTTCAACAGCAATATAATCACTCTTCAGTTCATCTAACATCATAGCCATTTTATTTTTAGCGTCGTGAATTTTTTCATATATATCTTCGCCTACAAGATTAATCTTTCCCCATTTAAGTGGGACGTCATCTTCCATTAAACAAAAGGCTATAGAGTTAGTTGAGGCATCTATACCTAAAACCCTATTTGCCCTTGTCTTTATTAGGCTAGCTAATTTCATCTATAATATCCTGTAACAATTTTCTAGACTTTGAATTAGTTTCTTTTAGGCATGAAGAGCATACATCATCAGAGTTATACCTGCTTAGCTGGGACTTACATTTTTTACAAAGCCTGACTGCTCCTTTTTTAATAGCCTTTTTTTCATAATACTTTTGCATAATTCTTTTGTTTGTTGCAACCCTGCAGCACTCATCTGAACAATACTTTTGATTATGTGTCTTAGAATCAAAGTCTTTAGCGCATTCTGTATTGGCACAAATCATATTTTAGGAACCTTATATAAATCTATTTCTACTGTGCCAACGGGACCAGAGTTGTCATAGCATGCCTTTTTAACTGGGCAATATGTGCATGGCATCTTTGACTTAGTTGATCCTGATGGCCTTACTGGTAGGTCTCCATTCTGAAAGTTATCCCAGACCTGCTCCATCCAAGAAAATGCTTCTTCGATTATTGCTTTATTTTTATCATTCATTGATATTGGAATAATCAATATCTCTTGAGTGTTTTTGTTTTCGTACAGAAAGAATCCTTCTTTGGCATTCTTTAACTTCATATAAGTTAATAGTTGAAGCATGTGGTTTGCTGATGACTTCATCTCTGATTGTCTGGTATCCCATACCTCTTGCTTTGCCGTTTTGATTTCACCAATTACAGTCTCGCCATCGTACTCCATAATTAAATCTATAAAGCCTCTAATGGGAGGATACTCATTAATAATTTCCTCTTCTTCCGCTTTCCACTCTGGCATTGTAGCAATAAGCTTTTGAAGTCTTTCGTGAGCCTGGGTTCCTTGTGCCATATTGGCAACTGCTACGGCATCGTTGTCATCAATGAATACTGCACCAGAAAAAGCCATATACCAATATCTAGGGCATGTTCCGTGCCCATATCCAAGTGAGCTTGGGCTAAATGACTTCTTTGTCATCTGTCCGTCTGCTCTTTTGGTATTACGATATGACTCGTCAAGCAATGACGCAAACTTTTCTGGGTCAAAGAACTTTCCAGTATGTTTCTTAAACTTAAGGTTCTTTACAATATCTCTAGCCATTTATGAGTTATACCTAACGACATACTTAAGTGCATCTACAAGTTTGTCTATGGACTCCTTTACTGAATAATAAACGTTCTTCTTGTTGTTATTTACAGTTCCCGCTTTATCTTTAGCAATGGTTGAATACACAGAAGACATTACCGCAAACTTAGTAGACATTGCCTGCAGCTCCATAATAAGCATAGGGGCTTTTGCTGAAGGAACATCTGGTGTCATCAATAGCTTTACAACAATAGCCAATGCTTTGTCTAAGTGCTCATCTTGCATATACTCATGCAGATCATTAAACTCTGTTATATCACTAATCAGCTGTAGAGTATTCTTATCTTCCGCCATTTTTAATCCTTTTGTCCCATTTGTCTATGAATAATCCAAGTGGATACCCAATAGTAAATCCTAGCATTAATCCTAATAAAAAGATAGTCATTATATCAACCTTCCATCTATATAAGTGCTGTTACTGCTTTCAATATAAACTTTGATTGCTGGGTAATCGTAGGGATCTTGTCCGTCAATCAAAACCATTCTTTCGTTGCTACCATTATTAACTTCATCATTTTCTCTGTCTTCTTGCATTGATTCCCATTTTGCAAGACCGTATGTATCTCTTCCTTGTATCCATTTTTCAGACCCATCATAGTACCAAGATATAAATACACGCAAAAGATATTTATTACTACCGCTTACAACTGGCTTTGCGGCATGCCAAAATGGATGGAAAGAAGGAAATATTGTCATGTCTCCAGCCTTTGGCTTATAGGTAATAAGTTTATTTTCTTTGTCGTTTAAAAACTGTATTTCCCCACCTTCATAGTCATCGTTTAAATATATAGTTAAAGAAAGCATTTGTTTAAAGCCAGGCTCGTCTTCATGGTATCTAGAGCTATCCGAATGAAAGTTTATTGCAAAATCTTTATCTGGGTATATGTTGTGTTTTAATGCATCAATTTGTTGCAGGGTTAGTTTTCTTTTAGAATTATCTGGTTCTATATGAGAAATATATTCTGTAGAGAGCCCAAAGTTTTTAACATAATCAGGCCACTCTACAACATTTTTCCATTCAGACATATAGTCATTAAAAACAAAATCAATTACATTTACAATTTCTTGTTTTGTTTTAATCTGCTCAAATATAGTTTGTTTTTTTAACTCATCTTCTTCGGAGGACATTAATTTTTTGCCAACAAGATCGGGAGCAAAGTTAGTCATTATTCCAAAATCATACCACTTTACCCAGTCACGAATAAACCCTTTACCAGAAGGCTCGTGCTGATCCTTTATGTCTCCTTCTGAAATTTTAATAATATTTAAAATATTTTCAACATTATTAAACAGCCCTTTGTATACATTAATACCAGGCAATAAATTAATTTTTTCCATTACATAGATCTTCCATCTACGTAGATGTGGTTTTCTTTAGATACTTCAATTTTAATAGAAGGATTTACATCTTGCCATTTTGTTCCTTCAATTCTAACCTCACGGTCATAGATTCCAGTAGATACCTTTTCTTGTACGCTATCATCTACCATTTGCAACCACTTTTCTTCTCCATGTTTTTCTATTCCCTCAAACCATTCTTTTGAACCTGGGTAGTTCCATTGTGCAAAAACTCTAACAAAAACTTTCTTGTTTCCTTCAGTTACGGCTTTAGCTGAGTGGAAGTAAGGTATACCAGAAGGGAAAACGGTTACATCTCCTACAGCTGGCTTGTATGTAACAACCTTTGGAACTTCGTCAATTTCATTTAAAAATTCAACTTCACCACCAGTATAATCGTCATTTACATAGATAGTAATTGTTATAATCTGTTGTGATCTTGGCTGACCAACTCTGTGCTTGTGTGCATCTGTGTGAAATGTAATTGCTAGATTTTTTTCTGCATGGATGTCATGCTTAAGAATTTCTATCACAGAATAATGCATTCTTCCAGCACCATCCTCATTTAGCTTCCAGTTGTCTATGTACTCTGGCCAGTATCCAGATTCAGACCACTCATTAATATAGTCTTTAAATACAACTGAAAATATAGCATAAAGTTTTTCTCTAAACTCGTATAAAAACTTTATGTTTTCATCATTAATATCTTCTGGCATTTTTTTAAAGTTATAAAATGTTTTTTTACCAAAAGTATGCCAAGGAACCCATTCATTTAAAGGGGAAATATCTTCCATTTCTTTTGGCAAAACTCCGTGGTTATCGCCTCTTGTTGATAGTTCTTCGTGAGTAATCTCAAATTGGCTTGTGTCATTTTCATACAAATCCATTAAATTATAAAATCTTTTTAGCTCTTCTTTATTAAACATATCTTTGTATATAACTACTTGTGGCATTACTTGATATTTATTCATGATGTTCCTCCCAGAACTCTATTAACTCTTCTAAAACTGACCACTCTATGATCCCTAGCCTAACCTTAGACTCGGACCCTATAATAATTTTTAAAGCTGGATGCATGTCTCTATCGACCCTAAACGTGTCTGTGCATATCTTTGCCCAGTTATCTTTGTTTAAAGTGAATGAAGATCCAGCCTCTTTATAATCAACAAGAAACTTTTTCCATTGTGCATCACCTTTCTGATAGTCTCCCCTACCAGAATTCTTTTGTGCTTTTGCACCGTCTCTTTTTACTTCTGATCTTTCAGACATTATCCAACCGTATACCTTGTCTCATGCCCGTCTTTACATTTCCAATACATTTCCATTGTTTGATTATTGAATTGATATGAATCAACGTATAGATCACATTTAGAGCACGGTCTCATATTTTCTATACTCTCAACTCTATTATCAAATACTGGTTCTTCTGCAATAGGCTTATTTAAAAATTCGTTAAGATTTGGCATCAATATCCTCAATTAGTTTATCAACAACTTCTGGGTTGTCTCTTAAATAAGCAACAGCCTTTGCACGTCCCTGTAGTCTTTCTCCATTAACTGTATACCAGGCTCCACCTTTTTCAACCGCTCCAACCATTTCTGCAACATCTAAGGTCTCTCCAACTAGGTCTACACCTAGTGACTCTCCTTGGTAATAGAAATCGTACTGTCCAGATAAGTTAGGGGGGCCGAGTTTGTTGTAATCAATAATCCAATTGACTGGTCTGCCAACCCTTTGTTCAATAATTTTGTCACCAACTTTAATGCCAGCTTTGATAGCATTAGCTTCAGCCTCAGAAGACCAAAGTTTAATGACGGTGGAAGAGAAGAACTTGACTGCCATTCCTCCTGTCGGTATGTGGGAGGCATGCATAGATCCAAACTGATTTCTCTGTTGTGAGATGAGTACCAATAGTGTGTTCTTGTTTGCATAGTTTAACATCTTGACTGCGTGAGTCATATCCTTTGCTTCAGCGCCGATTTGCTTTGTGTCTTGCAAATCTTTCATTTCATTTCCATCTTTTTCAAAATAAATTGCTGGGAGTAGCGCTGATATAGAATCAACTACAATAATATCAACACCAGCGTCCATCAACTTAGTAGCAACATCTACCATATCATTAACTGTTTTAGCTGTGGAATAGATAAGGGAAGAGGAATCTACTCCGAGCATCTCTGCCCAAGACTGATCGTATGAAGCCTCAGCATCAATCCAAGCACAAGTCTTTCCTTCTTTTTGTGCAAGCGCAATCATTTGTAAACAGAATGAAGACTTTCCAGCAGACTTATTTCCCCATACCAGAACTTGTCTTCCGTATCCAAGGCCGCCTTTTAATGCCATGTTGAGTCCAATACTTGGCGTCTTCTGCTTTTCAACTTTTACATCTTGCGCTGCTTTTACTCTTGCTCTTGTTTTTGGATCTAATCCTGCTAGGATTTCATCAATCGCTATAGTCATTTATTCTCTCTCTTTTATACAATTATATCATTAAAATAAATTGCCGTGAAGCATTGGTCTTACTTTATTTTTTTCCATTTTTTTAAATAGGACTTCATCTAGGCTGTTCTCTACAAATCCACCATTACGCATTGAAGCATATAGATCAAGAGTTCTAATTAGAATATCAACCATCTCTTCTACAATTTCTTCAGAGCCCTTATTCTTTCTCATTGCCTCAAGAACCTCTGTAACTTCAGAGTGAATTAGTGCTATCTTACTTCCAAAAACATCAAAGTTTTTTGGCTTATCCCAAAATCCTTTTTCAATAGCAGTCTCATGAAGTAAAGCAGAAAGAACATCCAGTCCAAAATCTGTTACTAGTTCTATTTCTTTATTCGAAACTTTCAATGAGCTGGTCGTTATTGAATCCTGGACCATCTTGGTTTTCCTCCTTAACGTATGGAAACTGCCTCTTGTATGTACTATTACCCCATCCTTGAATATTCCAAGGTCTTCTAATTGAAAAAAACCCTATGCAATTTCCTTCTTGAATCATCCTATCTCCCTCTTCTTCATTACATAATCTGAACTTTACCTTGTCTGTCTCCTGATCATACTGAACAAGGACATGGCCTCCTAGATCTTTAATGTAATCTGTGTAGCTTTCATCATAAGGGTTTATATTTTCATCGTTTTTAATAGGTTCTGAGTTTCTAATTGGCATCATATCTTCTCGATTAAAAGCAGCTTGCGGCATTTGGCTAAGCATAAAACCCAAAAGAATTGAAGAGTTTAGTTTCTGATAAATATCTGTAACGTCTGATTTTCTTTCGTTTACTACATCTTCTCTAACATGCTTGCCGTCAGAGGTGTACACGTCATCATCATTAGTTGTCATCTTTATCCTTTAGCTTAAACTTAAACGATTGATTATCCGAATCGTAATCAACCTGCAGTTCTTTATCAACAGTTGCCGCATCTAAAAATAATTTGCTTGGCACTATAATTTCTTTATGTATCTCTAAAATTGCAACTAATATTTTTGAAACATTAAGAGATGCAAAAATATCTTGTTCTTCTGTCACTATCTTTCCTCCTGATTTTGCTTAATGCTGTGGACATTCCACGGCCTTCTTATTGAAAAAAATCCTACAGAATTGCCTTTTATTTGAGAATCAATTCCTTCTTCTCTAGTTGTTAAAGTAAGCAATACGTCGTCTGACTGCGGATCATATTTTACAAGAACATGCCCGCCAAGGTCCTTGATATAATCAAAAAAATCTTCATCGTACGGGTTAACTGATGTATTGTTGGGTGCAATTTCGTATTCATTAATTTGAATGACTTCATCTCTCTTAAAAGATATTGTTCCAAAATTTTGAAAAATCATTGTAAGTAGAGTTGAGGCATTTAGTCTATGAAAGACTTCCTCTATCTCAGAGTTTCTTTTGTGACACTCATCTTTTGTTAAAGTAATTCCGTCCTCTAAATATATGTTATGAGTGGGCATAGTCGTTCCATCTAGATCTCAAGCAGACATAGCCAAGATCATTACCGATTCCTGACCTCGCCTCTGCTTCTTCTTTTGACATTAAATTAAAAGTAAATATTTGATTATCAAAATCATAATCTATTTGTGCATATCCTCCTCGCTCTTTAATGTAATCCATGTATGTATCCATGTAGGTGTCTATTGCATCAAAATCTTGAAGATCTTCTGGCTTATGATAATTCATAATTTTATCTAGCTCTTTTTTTGGAATTGACACTGGTCCGACTGATTTTAATACGGCTGTAAGCAAATTAGTTGCATTAAATCTTTTTACTAACTTCTCTAGCTCGGTGGGTTCGTTCATACAAGTCCTCTTTCATGTTTAATAAATTCTTTTGTATTTGTCATAGTATTTCCTTAATGTTTAAAGTTCCGTCATCTAGCTTTGCTAGTTTGACTTTACATTTCATGCCTTCACGCATTTTAGCAAGAGTCATTTTATACATTGCTGGGAAAGCAATTGCTCTAGTTAAGTTCTTGTCTTTATCTGAGAGAACTATGTGACTCATTTGCTTACCAGCCTTTGTTGTGTATGGAGTAAAGTTTACCACAATGTACTCGTCTTCTTCAAGGTCGTATTTTTTTCTATATAAATAGTCTACAAAAAGGTCGGTGGAGTCTGGGTTTATATCAGAAACCTTAATGTACCTTGCAATTCTATTATCCCCGACAAGGATAAAGTACATTTGTCCTGTTTCAATTTGTGTCTGCTCTGTGTGGAATAAACCTATTGATCCAGTCTCATCTACCAGCTCTACTCTTGCCCAGCCGTTTCCTCGTTTAATAGACTTAACCATTCCAAACATAACAAATGATCCCAGGTCATCAAACTCTTCAATTGGTCTTGCCTGTGCTTTAATTCTTGGCGGAATGCCTTCAAGATTAAATGTTGGTATACCTAGGTATTCGTAGTAATTGTCTTTTTCATTTCCTTGCCTTTTGTTATCAGTAAACGCAGCACCGCCGATGGAGTTAAGAGCAGCAATAGCACGGCTATTAATGCCAGAACCCTTTTTCGATGCCTTATCAATAAAGTCAGAATAGTCACTGAACGGTCTTCTTTCTATTATCTTGTTTGCAATGCTGTCTGAAATAAACTTTACTTCAGCCAATCCAAATCTAATTGCGTTATCTTGTAGTGAAAAATAAACCTGAGATTCGTTGATATGGGGGAGTAATACTTTTAGGCCAAGTCTCTTTGACTCAATTAAATATTCCGTTCTTGCATCTTTATCATTTTCGTTTTTAAGAACTGAAAACATGAACTCAAGAGGATAATAGGACTTAAGCCAAGCAGTATAATAACTAAGCATAGAGTAAGCAACAGCATGGGAACGGTTGAAAGAATAACCAGCATGCGCTTCAAAGTCGTGCCAAAGCGCCTCTGCTTTTTTCTTAGTAATGTGTTCTGAAGCCCCAGCAATAAACTTATCCTTGAACTGGTCGAATTCTTTTGCATCTTTTTTCTTTCCAATAATCTTGCGGACCTTATCAGCCTCTGCCCAAGTCATACCGCCCAAGTGTACACATGCCTGCATAACCTGCTCTTGATATATGATAACACCATATGTATTCTCGGTAAAAGGCTTCATAATGGTATGCATATAGTCTACTGCTTCGTTGCCATTTTTGCGATTAATGTAAGCAGCGCCAACAGTATTCATTGCTCCTGGTCTAACCAATGCATTTGATGCTGCTAGATCTTCAAATTTATCTACACCCATTTTAATCAAAAGGTTTGTATATGGTGTAGCTTCAGCCTGGAAAACACCCTTTGTGTAACCATCATTCAGCATCTTATAAACATTAGCATCATCTAGCGGGAGCTCGGAAAGATTGATTGTTTTCCCATGCCTATCCTTAATAGATTTTAGAGTATCAGAAATTACTGATAGCGTCTTCAGCCCAAGAGCATCTAACTTAATCAGTCCAATATCAGCAACAGTATCCATATCATATGCGACAACTGGGATTCTTCCAGAAACCTTATCCTGAGAGTCTTCACGAGATTCAACTGGTGCAAACTTTCTTAAATCATCTTTTGCGACAACCACACCAGCGGCGTGTACGCCAACTGATCTGATTCTTCCACGAAGCCTGTCGGCAAGCCAAACAACTTCTGGATAGCGCATTCTAAATTCTTTTGTATTCGGTGAATCAATAAAATCCTCAAAGGTATCTACGGATTTTAGTGCACGGTTAACTTCTTGAAGTGGAACCATGAAAACACGAGAAGCATCTCTAACCACACCTTTGTCTTTAAAGTATGTATATGTTGAAATAGATGCAACGTGCTTAAACTTCTTCTTTAAATAATCTTTAACTTCTTTTCTACGTCGGTCTTCAAAGTCGGTATCGATATCTGGAAAGTCGTTGCGCTCTTCATTAATAAATCTAAAGAACAGAAGATCGTATTTAATAGGGTCAACATCGGTAATTCCTAATGTATAACAAACTAAAGATCCAGCAGCTGAACCACGGCCTGGACCAACCATAATATTATTTTCTTTAGCCCAATTAACCATGTCTCCAACAACAAGGAAATATGAGGCAAAATTTTTCTTGGCAATAATCCCAAGCTCTTCGTCAAGCCTATCCTTATAAATAGGGTCTGAGGCCTTCAGAAGCCTATCTAAGCCCTTTTCAGCCAACTCCCTTAGTCTTTCATCAGCATCAGTCTTTGGGACTGGTAGGAGGTCTAGGCCCTGATAGAAGTCATAGTCTGCAACCTTATCAGCAATTTCCATGGTATTTTCATATATATCTGTGCGCTGGATACCAGCCTTGTTAAAGTCCGCCTCTATCTCTGAACGGCTTTGAATAAATAGATTCATATCTTGAAATGAGATTCTTCGATCAGGATAAAGATAGTTAAATCTATCTAACATATCCTTCATGTTTCTAGACATATCGAAATCCATATCCTTATCAGCCTTTGGAGATGTTGATAGGATGAGCAATGCTTCTTCTAGGATTCTATCTTCTTCTTTAGCAAAGTGAGCATCTCCTGTTGCCACCGCTTTAATTCCAAGTTTGTCTGCTAATTCTAGAAGGGCGGAGTTGATCTCCATAGGGTTATGTGATTGCACTTCCACGTAAAAATCTTGTCCGAAAGTTTGTTTAAAGTCTTTGAGAAGAAGTTCTGCTTCCTCCATGTTACCTTTATCGATAGCCTTACTAATGAGTCCATTAAGACATCCGCTGAGAACGATAATACCTTCGCTATAATCATTTAAAACCTCTCTATCAATACGTGGCTTATGATAAAAGCCTTCGTTCCAAGCAAGTTCTTGTAGAATATTTATATTCTCCAGCCCCTTTTTATTTTTCGCTAGCAGAATAATATGGTTGTAGGCCTGAATAGACTTGTCTGTTTTAGAAGATCTGTCAAACCTATCGGTTGGAGAAATGTACGCCTCAACACCAAGAATTGGCTTAATGCCAGTTTCCTTTGCGGCAATCTGCATATCTCTGTGTGAAGAGAGAGTACCATGGTCTGTAATTGCAATCGCAGTTTGCCCAGCATCTAACGCTGCTTGGCATAATTCTTTAGGTGAATTTAGTCCATCCATTAATGAATAGTAGGAGTGAACATGTAGGTGTGTAAAGCTCATTAGTATCCGCCTGTGCATTCATTTCTAGTATGATATAACCTAATTTTAGTTAATATCTTTTTTGTTGGTGCATATAAATCTTCTTTACAGCATCCACATTTCATATGCCATTCTCTAGCAAAGAAATCGTATACTGCACCTACATAATTTTTATACTTATTTGAAACAAATGTCTCAAATGGATCTGGTATCTCGTAGGTAATCATGTTGTCATTCTACTAAATAACACAGGGGCAGTCAATAGACTGCCCCTGCTATTTAATTATTTACCAGTCTAAGTTGCTGCTTGTGGCTGAAGGCTCATCTGCATGAGTACTTTCTCCAGCAAAGAAAGCTTCTTGTTCTGTGTAAGGCATGTCACGAACTGCTGCAGTTTCAAGTTCAAACAGCTCTAACCCTGAAGCATCAAACGGTGCTTCATCTTTTGCCAAAGGAATGATTGTGTAACTTGTATCTGTTTTTGTTCCAGAACGCTTAACACGCCACATCAAATTAGTGATGCTTCCCATTTCGCCAGCATATTCAATAAGTGTTGGTGTAATTGTCTTGCCGCTTGACCCTTGAGAAAGGATAGCCACATATGGATCTTCCTTGCCATCGTCAACAAGAACATTAATGTAAAGTCGTGAACGACCCTTCCATCCCGCCTTGTAATCCTTACGATGCTGTTCACATCCGTAGCACTTGCCTTGATCTTCCATTGTGCAAAGACCCTTACGGCGATAATCTTTTGGATTTGTATGCTCTACAGCAATAAACCCAAGTCCAGCCTTTTCGCTGTATGTTGGTGAGTCTGGATCTAGTTCTTGCAAGAAGCGAATCTTTACACTCTCTGTATCCTCTAGTTTTACCCAGCGACCTTTTGTACCTTCGCCACCACTTGACTGTGGCTTATCCATAACTTTATTAAGATCTTTTAGACCTTTTACTATTCCCATATGTTTCTCCTTTATAGTTGATGGTATAAATCCATCTGTTTATTATTTTTGATGGGTCCAAGATTGATATTCAATATTGGAAACTGCGTTTTTAATACAGGCTTTAATTTCCTCTTCGGTCATGTCGCCAGCATCTTTTGCATCATGTGGATATATCTTACCATATTCGTACGAAGCCCACAAGAGGTCTTTATTCTTTAATCTAGAAGCTATGCTATTAGCAAGCTCACGTCCAGCGTGGTCAGCATCTGTCATTAAAGTAACTTTATTAAAATATCTATTTATTAATGCTAGGTTTTCCGTGGATATATGTCCTCCAAGTGTTGCAATAACATTGGGGAATCCAGCCTGATGCACACGGATTGCATCAAAGCTAGACTCTACAATAATAACATTATCACCTATTTTTTTAGCACGGTGAATGTTAAACATAGTTTTGCTTCTTGGTAAATTGGTGCTATTCTTAAATTTCTTTTCAGATATTGATCTGCCAACGATTCCTACTGGCAGCCCATCTGGACTATGCACTGGAACCGTAACCATATCCTGCTTTGGGGAATAGCCTAAAGAAAAGTGCGCCATCGAAGACATATCAATGCCCCTAGACTTAAAATAATTTTGTGCTTCTGGGCTGGCAACTAGGTCGTTATATAAATTCTTTAGTATCTCTTCTGGAAACTCTACAAAGTCTGGCTTGTCTTCTAGCATATCGTTTAGAAGTTCGTCAAAGTTTTCTAGCGTCTCCGCTTCCTTTGAGTAAACATATCTCATTGCTTCAAAGTCATTCTTGTGCAAAACTCTTTTAACTAATTCTATTAGCGATCCAGTTTCGCCACATGATGGATTAAAGCATAGCCATGCCCCAGTTGTTTTGCTTATGCTACAGCTTGCGCTGTGTCTGTTGGAATGAAATGGGCAGTAGAAAGAGATCTCTATATCTGTTTCACCAGCTACCTGCAAGCCAAGGCTTTTTACAATTGCCTTTATGTGCTGCTTAGAGTATTGCGTGGTATCAGCTTTCCTTGCGTAATTGCTTCGTGCTGCCATGCTGTCTTCTTTCCTACATAAGTGCCATAGAGTGTCATTAAGAACATCCATGTTGTGCCATCAAATTCTACCGAAAAGTTGGTGTCTATGTCAAGTACCCTAAGATACCCTTTGTCTCTCATTTGGTGCGTAAGCATACTTTCATACTGATGCTTAATGCGAACCATATCAGAGTCATCTAAAAATTCAACTCTAACCTGGAATCTTTTTATCGGTTTGTGATTCATTATTTTGGAACGGATTCTCATAAATCTCTTTGACGATACCTCTGTTGATATCCCAATCTAAGTATAAACCAAATTCATGTCCATGTCGATTCTTGCGTGAGACAATCTCAATCATGTTTGTTCCTGGATATCTGTGCACAGCCATAGCCATATCTGCATCGTACTCGATAGCCTTTGACCATGCAACCTGCGACATCATTGGTGGGTTATCTTGGTCGGATACATCATCTGCGGTTGCTGCAGTAATATCAATAATAGGAATGTTGTTGGAAACCGCTAGCATTTTAAATTCACGAGAAACGTTTCTGTTTCTTTCAACTTCAGAATTGCTTCGCTTGTTATCATTAAACAGCTGATGGTAGTCGAGGATAACCAAGTCTGGCTTATGCTGGTCAATCTTCCCCTGAATGGTTGCTGGTGTGACTTCTGTATTACCCTCATTTGAAATAAGAATAAAGCTATTCTTGTCAGCAAACTTCTTTGTAGACCATGAACGGAAGTCATCAATATTAATATCTCCCTTTGAAAAGTCAGAAGCCTTAAACAGTCCAGAGCCAAGCATTGTATAAATACGATCACGCATATTCTCTGGTGACATTTCAAGAGAAACAATCATTGGCTTAAACCCTTGCTCCCACGCTTTGCATGCAAGGTAGGAAGTAAACCATGTCTTACCACGCCCTGGCCAGCCAATAGCAACGATAAGGTGTCCTGGAGCCATACCTGTTGGGTATGCCAAGTCTATGGCCTCAAAACCCGTCTTGATGCCTGGAGAACCGCCCATCTCGGCAGAGCGTACTCTCAGCAACTCCATGTGTCTAATTGCTGCTTCGGCATCTGTAATGTCTAGGTCTCGGACATTGTTAGTAAATCTACTTAGGCCTGCTAGCTGTGACTGCATGTTTTCAAGAACTCTAGATGCAGCATCTTCTTTAAGGGATGATCCTGCACGAAGAATAATAGTCTTAAGTTTATTTGAAATAAATTCATTCTTAAGTGTATCAAGGTAGTAACCCGTTTGACCTTTGACATCAACTGGCTCAAAGTCCTTAAACTTCTCCTGCAATATTCCAGCCTCTGGCACAGCTTTAAATTTATAGTAATAGGATTTTAAGCCATCCCAGATATCTTTATGTGATGTAAATAGATCGTCTACGTTATCTGCAAGTAGTGTGCTTATATCTTTATTCTTACATACTGCTGAGATTAGTTCCGCTTCTGTATTCACTCTACTCCGCCTTGCTCTACCATCTTCTTCGTTTCTTCTAGTAACAAACGACGCTTCTCTTTATCCTTTTCAATCTCAGTCCTTACTGTATCCATTTTATCAAAGTTATATAGAAAGAACTGTATTGTGTGGCCATGCTTTGTTAAATGGAAATAATACTCCAGCAACTCTTTTGCACGGTTAAATCCTACACTATCAATAACATCTTGCATAGCCCACTTCTCACGAAATTTATTAATAGACGCCTCTTTACCATACTTCTCTTTATATAAATTTTGAAATAGGCTGAGAAGAATATATGGCTCTTTATTATTTGCCACGCTTTAGCTCTTCCTCGACCTCTTCTGTTTTTTGAATTAGCTTATTCTCAACAAAAGCATATACTCGTTCCGTGGCAGCTTCTACTGTCTCTCCCTGCCTTACATCATCTTCAATGCCTACGCCAATCTTAATGCTTTCATAGTTACCAAGATTTCTAGTAAAGGAAAGATCTACTTTTACTCTCGTTGTCATTTGTGTTCCGCCTTCTTGTGTCTACTAAGTGTATCGCTAGCAAATATGCCCCAACGAACTTCTATGTCCCGCTTACAGATATCGCATGTCACAGCTCTACTTTTTTCCATCTTCTACCTTTTTTACTATCACAGGGCCGTTATTAGAATTCCAATATTCAACTTCTGCTTCACGCTTGCGTTTTTTTGCAGCGCCTGTCTCCAGTGTGTACCGTGCCATTTCAGCCATTACTCCGCCTTCCATACTGGAACAAACTTTCCGTCTTCTGT